GATTGATTTAGAAGAAGCATTATAGAATGAAATATCTTGTAAAACATTGGGTCTCAGTTGATATTCTTGCAGAAGAATTAGTTGATGAAAAAGAAATAGACATCAAAACTAATCGTTTAGGCAAATATGAAGAACCTACTGAAAATGCAACTATCAAAGTTTTAAATTATAAAGTAATTAGGAGAACTTACGAAGATGAGCCGAAGTCTAACGACAGCAGTAAAGAACACATTAGCAACAAATGATATTAGACCAATACACCTTATTACTATCGGTTTTGATACTCCTGTTAATCTTACGGATTGCTCATTTTCATTAACAAGTTCAGTATCAGGTTCATCAGTAACTTACACAGCATCAGATTTTGTTTTAGGAATTACTAATTTTACAGAAGAAGTAGATATTACTAAGTCATCAATAGGTATTTCTTTATCAGGTGCAGACCAAACTTTTATCTCAACAGTATTGAATGAATCAGTAATTAATGATGAAGTTATAATTTATAGAGGTTTATTAGATGCAAACAATGCTTTAATTGCTGACCCATTTTTATTATACAAAGGAAATATTGAAAGTTTTGCAATCAATGAATCTCCTAAAGATAGTTTAATTAATTTAACAATCGTTTCTCATTGGGCAGACTTCGAAAAGAAAAACGGCAGAAAAACAAACAATACATCACAACAAAGATTCTTTAATACAGATGTTGGTATGGATTTTTCATCTCAAACTGTATTAGATATTAAATGGGGTAGAGCATAATGGGTTGGTTTAAAACAGTTTCAAATATTGTTACAAAAGCTGCCAAAGTTTATGGATTTTTAACTAATCCTATTGTTGCATTAGTTACTACACTTGCGATAGCTTGGATATTTAGACCCAAAACTCCTGAGTTAGATAATTTTGGAGATAGCTACCAAGACAATTTTGAAAAAGGATTACTCATAAACAAACAATCAAATGATGCAAGTATTCCTGTTGTATATGGAGAAAGATTAGTAGGTGGAACTAGAGTATTCGTAGAAACTTCAGGAACAGATAATACTTACCTTTATATTGCCTTAGTTTTATCAGAGGGAGAAATATCTGACATATCTGAAATAAGAATAGATGATAAAGCAGTTACTTGGTCAGCAGATTTAGCAGACAATACACAAGTAACAGTCAATAGTTCAGATACAAACTTTTATAAAAATTCAGAAAGTTTAATTACAGTAGAACCTCATTATGGAACTGATGGTCAATCAGCATCAAGTTTATTATCTACACTATCTAACTGGGGTGCAAATCATAAATTATCAGGTTTAGCTTATCTTGCTATTCGTTTTAAATGGAATCAAGATGTATTTAGTGGAGTTCCTAAAATACAAGCAAAAGTACAAGGTAAAAAAGTTGTAACTTATAATGCTAGTTTAGTTGCACAAACAGCATCTTACTCAACTAATCCAGCTTGGTGTTTATTAGATTACTTAACTAACGCAAGATATGGAAAAGGATTGTCAGTAAATGAAATGGATTTACAATCTTTTTATGATGCATCATTAGTTTGCGAAACACAAGTAACTCCTTATTCAGGTGGTTCAGACATAAACATTTTTGATTGCAATACAGCATTAGATACTTCATTAAGTATTATTGATAATGTAAGACAATTATTAAAAGGTTGTCGAGGTTATCTTCCTTATACTGGTGGTAAATACCAACTTATTATTGAGACAACTGGTACAGCTTCAATTACATTAACAGAAAATGATATTATAAATGGATATAGTTTAGCTTCTCCTGATAAAAATAATAAATTTAATAGAGTTATAGTTTCTTATGTAAATCCTGATCGTAATTATCAAGTAGATGAAATTCAATATCCACCAATAGATGATTCAGGATTACCAAGTGCAGATCAACACGCAACAATGGTAAATTTAGATGGCGGATATTTATTAGAGGGTAGATTTGATTTTCAAACAATCACAAATCCATATCAAGCTGAGGAGATGGCAGAAATCATTTTAAGAAGATCAAGAGAATCTTTAACTTTGTCAATCAATGTTGCTTTTAATTCTTATGATTTAGCAATAGGAGATATTGTAAATATAACTCATAGTTCATTAGGTTTCTCAACAAAACCATTTAGAGTTTTATCATTAACATTTAACGAAGATTTTACAGTAGGGTTAAACTTAGTTGAACATCAAAATGCACATTACACTTGGTCGTCAAAAACTCAACAAGCAATTATTCCAACAACTAATCTTCCTAATCCATTTAGTATTCAACCACCAGCAAGTGTAACTTTATCTGACCAACTAATCCAATACAATGACGGAACTGTAATCGTGGCATTGGACATAGCATTAACTGCTTCTCCTGATAGTTTTGTTGATTATTACCAAGTAGAATATAAATTAAGTTCAGATACTAATTACATCATATACGCACAAGGTTCAGGATTAAATCATAGAGTATTAAACGTAATTGACCAAGAGACTTATGACGTAAGAGTTAAAGCTGTAAATGCTTTAGGTATTTCATCAACTTATGTATCTGCATCAAGAACCATTGTAGGTGCGATTGCTCCACCAAGTGATGTAGAAGATTTTTCTTGTAATATAGTAGGACAAGAAGCACACCTAAGTTGGACGGCCGTACCTGATTTGGATTTAGCTTATTATAATTTAAGATATTCAACAGCGACAGATGGTTCAGCTACTTGGCAAAACTCAGTATCATTAGTTAATAAAATATCTCGACCAGCAACATCAATTTCAGTACCAGCAAGACAAGGTACTTATTTAATTAAAGCAGTTGATAAGCTAGGTAACTTTAGTTCTAACGAAACTGCAATTATATCGAATGTATCTTCTGTAATTAATTTTAATGCTGTTGCTACACAAAACGAACACCCTGACTTTACAGGAACTAAAACAAATGTAATTGAAACAGATAATACTTTAAGATTAGATTCTTCAGAACTTTTTGATTCCGCTAGTGGAGACTTTGATGATGGTACAGGATTATTTGATTCAGGTTTAACTGCATCAGACTTATACGCATCAGGTAGTTATGAGTTTGCAAATGTAATTGACATTGGTGCAATACATACAGTTAGAGTTACAGCTTCTATCACTCAAACATCAGATAACTTAGATAATACCTTTGACGAAAGAAGTGGATTATTTGATAGTCAAGCATCTAACTTTGATGGAGACACACCAGCAAACTGTGATGCACATATTGAGGTAGCAACATCAGACGACAATGTAACTTATACTTCATTTAGAAATTTTGTAATTGGGGATTATACTTGTCGTTATTTAAAATTTAGATTAATTATGACTTCTGCTGATTTATCATCTACTCCAGTTGTATCAGCTTTAATAGTTACAGTAGATATGCCTGACAGAATATTTAGTGGAAACGACATAACATCAGGAACAAGTACCTATACAGTTACATTTACAAATCCATTCAAATCTGTTAATTATGCTACTGGTATTACAATGGAAAATGCAAATACTGGAGACTATTTTACAGTTTCAAATAAAACAATAAATGGATTTGATGTAGCATTTTTCAACAGTTCAGATACAGGAGTTTCAAGAGTTTTTGATTATATTGCAAAGGGTTATTAAAAAGAGTATATAGAGAATTATGGCACAACACGATATGAATATAGCCAATCAAGGCTTTCCAGCATTTAGATCAGATTTAAACAATGCTCTATCTGCTATTCAAACAAATCACTCAGGAACATCAAGACCAACAGGTGTAGTAGCGGGTCAAATTTGGTTAGACACAACTAACGCAACAAATCCTACTTTAAAATTTTATGATGGAGCAGATGACATATCATTAGCACAATTTGATTATTCAGCTAATACAGTAAACTGGTTAGACTCTACAGTATCAACAGATTTAATTAACGATACAACACCACAACTAGGCGGACAATTAGACGTTAATGGTTTTGCTTTAGGAGATGGTACATTAGAATTATTAAAATTTATTGAAACAGCTAGTGCAGTAAATGAAGTAACAATAACAAATGCTGCAACAGGAAATGCACCTGAAATTTCATCTACAGGAGATGATACAAATGTTGATATTAAAATTACACCAAAAGGTTCAGGTAATGTTGTATTAGATGGTATTAAATTTCCAAACGCAGATGGTACAACAGATCAAGTTTTAAAAACAGATGGTGCAGGTAATTTATCATTTGGCGAAGTAACAGGTGGAGAATCTTGGCAAGCTGTTAAAACAGGAAACTTCAATGCTGTAGCTAGTGAGGGATATTTCATTAACACAACTTCTGCTGCAATTACTGCAACACTTCCAGGTTCTCCATCTCTTGGAGACTTTATTACTTTCATTGACTACGCAGGAACATTTGATACGAACAATTTAACTATTGCTAGAAATGGCAATCCAATTCAAGGAGCAGCATCAGACTTAACTGTATCAGTAGAGAGAGCAGCATTTACTTTAGTTTATGTAGATGGAACGCAAGGTTGGTTGTTGAAGAATAAATAATGACCCTTTATAAAGGCATACAAGGTTTTTCAGTACAAAACCTATCTGCTGACCCTACTGACCCTAATGAGGGACAACTTTGGTATAACTCAACTTCAAATGTTTGGAAATTAACTTCTGTTACAACAGCTGGTACTTGGGCAACTGGTAATAATTTGAATACAGCAAGAGAAAGATTAGCAGGTGCAGGTACTCAAACAGAAGCATTAGCTTTTTGTGGAGAAAATCCAGGTGGTAATACAGGAGCAACAGAAGAATATAACGGATCAACTTGGACAACATCTCCAGGAAGTTTAACTACAGCAAGACAAAGACTAGGAGGTTGTGGTAGTCAAACTGCTGGACTTGCTTTTGGTGGTACTCAAGACCCACCTGTTACAGGATCAACAGAAGAATATAATGGTGCAACTTGGTCTCCTAGTAATTCTATGAATACAGCAAGATATGCTTTAGCAGGTTTTGGAACTCAAACAGCTGCATTAGCAGCTGGTGGTAGTAGTAGTCCTTCAGAAGCAACGGAAGAATATGACGGCACTTCTTGGGCTACAAATCCTACTGGTCTAAACACAGCAAGAAGTTTTTTAAGTGGTACTGGTACACAAACTGCAGGTTTAGCTTTTGGTGGTAATCCAGTTCCTGCTGTAGGATCAGCAACAGAAGAATACGATGGATCAACTTGGACAACATCACCTGGAAGTTTAAATACAGGAAGATTAAGTTTAGCAGCAGCAGGCACTCAAACTGCAGGTTTAGCTTTTGGGGGTTATACTACAACTTTTTCAGGATCTACCGAAGAATACAATGGCACAAGTTGGACTACATCTCCTGCAAGTATGTCAACAGCAAGGGCAGAATTAGCAGGTTGCGGACTTCAAACATCAGCTTTAGCTTTTGGTGGTCAACCTGTTACAGCAGCAACAGAAGAATGGACAGGTGCAGGATCTCCATTAACAGTTACAATAACAGCTTCTTAACATTTACTTTATCATTCTAATAGTATAGAAAACTTATATTAAATGTCTCAGGAAAAAAGAAACATTCAGCCATTAATCGAAAAAGAAGAACCACACTTGCATAACATCTTACCAAGTGAAGATGTAAAAGCATTTAAAAATATGGTGGGAGAACTTAGAGATACTTGGACAAAAAAACAAATCTTTAGAACAGAAACAGAAGCTAGAATATCTGTACTTCAAGATATGAAGTACCCAACTAAAGCTGCAAAGTATTGGCAATGCGTAAGAGAACAAAACGTATTCTTAGAAAACTTAATGTCATTATCATTTGATTATAGACGTAATGATATAAAGATTAAAAGATTAGAAAAGAAAATTGCCAACGAAAAAGATGATCTAAGAAAAGAATTATTACAAGTTAATCTTGATGAAAAGATTTACGCAAAAGCAAATATGGAACTTACTGCAAAAGATAGAATGAGAGAATTAAAGATGTGGTCTAAGTTAAAAAAAGAATATGATGATGGAACATTTGATACTAAAGATGTTAATCAACATCAATTAGATTCTTATTCAAAGATTATGCAAAACAAAGCTAAGACATTAACTGAGGGTTCTTCTCAACCTGAGGTCTTTAACGTATTAGGTCAATTAAAAACTATTGAGAGAGTACAAAGAGATGGAGAACTCTCTTATCAAAAGCAAGAAGCCATTTCAACAGACAAGGAATTTGGTAAAAAATCTAGTTAAATGAAATTTAATTTCATATTCTTAGGTCAATCCATATTGCGATACGAAGTACCATTAGACATCTTTGTTGCAATCAATCAAATATACGAAACTAACTTTAATAAATTAGCACCAGCTAATAGACAACTTGTTGGTAAGATTCAAAACGAACATTCTATATTTTATGATGGAGATGATGAATCTAAAATGAAAA